GGAGTGTCGACGATGATTCCCTGGTCATTATCCCAGGGATAGATATTCCCGTCCTCGTCGATACACATCCATCCGGGAATGATTTTTTCAGGGTCGTAGTCTTTCGCAATGCCGACCCAAGTATTGCGTTCCGAGTCCCAATGCTCATAGCAGTAGGGCTCAGCAAGGTCTTCATTTCGCATTATTATGAGCTTCATTTTTTTACCTCCAGAATGGTTTTATTTCGTTGGTGACCACAAAGCCATCCTCTTTGAGGATGATTTTGTGGACGTAGTCAATCCCTTCTAATGAGGGGATATACCCCACGACTTGCCAACGGCTAAGGTACCGAACGCCTGGACCCCAGCCGTCCATCCAGTGAGAAAAGTTGACCTGGACAAGTTTTCCTCTATCCTCTGCGGGAATTATTTTGTCCAAGTCTTTCGCTATTTGCCGGGGATTATAGGGTCGTACAAATCCCCATCCCCTATGCATCTCGGCAATGAATTCGCCGAGTGTCATTTCTCTGTTTTCTGCTGCTAATGTTCTCATTGCAGAACTCCTTTTTTTGTTTAACAATATTCCAAACCTTGTTTTAATGGATAAGGGCGGGCGAACCCGCCCCGTTGAAATTATTATTGATACAAAAAGAATGCCTCGGGTGTTTCCCGAAGCAGCTCGACAGCATAAGTCCAAGAAAAATCGTAATCGACATAAGCTTGGGCGTCAACTTTCCCTACAACAGGGTCGTAGGGATAAACAAACCCATCGTTGAAAACTGCGACCCATTCGCAATTTTCGTATGGGTCTGGAAGCGAAGCGTTTGGCATTGCGATGGCTTGAATTTCAAGCCCTGCGAGTTCGAGATTGCGATTGTTAGAGTTCATTGTTGTTCCTCCTTTTTGGTTTAACATATTGTTTATTTTTGGGGTTTCTCCCCATTCTTTTTTTCTCTCTTCCGTTTTCATTTTTTTCCTCATATTTTCAATTTCATTTTTCATTCAATACAAAATTATAACAAAAATTTTAAAAATCCAAATATTTTTTAAAAAATTTTTAGAATTTTTTAGAAAATTTTAGAAAAATTGATTTATGTAATCAAAATGTTGTTTTGAGCGGGGCGGTTATGTCAATAAGTGTGCCAAATTGCGGGGGTTGCGGTTAACCAAAAACTGTGCCAATTCTTTTTAAAAAAAATTTTATCTTTTTTTTAATCAGGCACAAATATTGATAGATGTTTAACATTCTCATCTAATAATAATTTCTCGACTTCCCCAAGTTTACATAATATAGTGAAAATGCTAAAAAAATCTGCAATTTTTTTAAAAAAAGTTGCAAAAAGACTTGCTTGTGTGAAAAATTAACCATAAGTTGCTTATGAATTAATTAAGTTATTTAAAATTAAGGAGTTACGATGATTAAACAGATTTTAAACCAAAACACAAGCAAGACAGCAAAAATGAGAGCACTTTTTGAACTGGGATTAACCCGGATGGAAGTAGCGAATTTGGTTGGAGTGAATTACGGCTTCGCTCACAATGTGTATGTTAAAATGTATGGCACGACTCGAGACCAAAGAATAAGACAAAATCAAACGAATCAGACTAACCCAGAAAATGAAATATGGCGAAGACGATACGGAATTGAAATCGAGGCCTTCGGCGTAACAAGAGAACAGTTAGTTGCCAAGCTGAGAGAAGCAGGGATTGAAGTTCAAAGTGAAGACTACAATCACAGAACAAGGACCTGGTGGAAGATAGTGAGAGATGGTTCAATTCGAGGTGAAAATTCCTTTGAATTAGTAAGTCCACCACTTAAGGGAGAAGATGGAATCAACCAGATCAAAAAAGTTTGTGAGGTGTTGGTTCAATTGAACGCCCAAGTTAATAAGAGCTGCGGATTCCACGTACATTTTGATGCCGAAAACTTCACGCTACAAACTTGGAAAAACTTGACTTGGAATTATTATATGCTTGAAGAAGAAATTGATAAAATGATGCCACCATCGAGAAGAGGTAATTCGAATAATTACTGCCAGAGTTTGAGGACGAGAGTTGAAAACCAAAACTTGCAGAGAGAAATTGATGAATGTCAAACATTGATGGATTTGTCAAGGAAAATGACTGATAGAAGCAGATATTTTAAACTTAATTACGAATCTTACTGGCGACACAAAACAGTCGAGTTCAGACAGCATAGTGGAACAGTCGAATTTGAAAAGATAAGTAATTGGATTAAGATTTTGAATCGAATAATAAATTACTCAGAAGGAAATCGAGTAGCCGAAAGCAATGAAAATGCTTTGTATGCCTTGATGAGTATTAGCTTGGTAAATTATATCAAAATGAGAAGACAAAAATTTGGATTTTAAAAATTGAAATAATATTTTTGGAAACAAATTATAAGGGAGGTTCTATGAAAAAGTATGTACTACTAGGGGATATTGGCAGAAATCTCCAAATCCAGGGGGAAACTCCTGAGGAGTTGATTGAGGCATTGCGTCTGATAAGTTTCAACCCGGGACGCGTCCGGCAGGAATTTATGGATATGGTTGCGCAGAATTGCTATCTTTATAATCGTACAATTATCAATACTGATTATCCTGAGAAATTCATTGAGGATTTAGAGAAGAATGGGTTCATTATTAGAATAGAATAATCTATTTCAAAAGCGCCTTTGCAATTCTTTCTAAAATCACCTTAATATCCTCATCTTGTAAAACCAAATATGGCCGTGCTGGCATTTTGATTTGATAAGCCCCGAATGTATGACCTTTGCCGATTTTCGATTTTTCTCTTTCAGACATTTTTTTGAATTTGCCTTTGTTGGGCCCTCGAGTATATCTTTTTTGAACGGTCAGACTAGAACGAGGCGACCTGTTTATCACTCCGCCAAAATTATGTATCGCTGCATATGGCAGGTTTGAACCAGCAATGATTTCAATATCGTTGCCATTTTGATTTACTTTAACTTGGATTGACGAGACGAGTCTTCCAGTGTCAAGCAATGTTTGTCCTTGTTGTTTTTGTGCCCTTTTCGATGGAAGCCATTTGTTGCCTCCGCCACCAAAAAGCCCATTGCCATATCGCCCACCAGCACTGAAGTTGAGATCAATACTAGTTCGAACATCGTTTTGAATCTCTGCTAATATAGATGAATAATCAGGATTTTCAATTCTGCGTATAAGTTCCGCTTGGAACTGCTGAAGAGAGTTTTCTATTTCTGGATCATTCATTTCAGTTCTCCTCTTAATTCTTTTGGATAATTTCGCAGGTCGGGTTGCCACCAATCAGCAGGGTTGGTTTCAAAACCCGGGTCTGGATTGATGTTTTTGAAATCGCTCCCTGAACTAACTCGTAAACCCATTGATTGTACTTGTTCCTCCGTTAATGCTCGGACTCGGCAACGGCAGTTGTATCCATTTGGGGGGTAGTGAGTTTTCCAAAATGGGTCATCAGCACGGAAAACCTTTCCATTCAATTCTGCATGAGATGGCCTTGTTCTAACATCCATCACTGCTACATATTGCCAATATGGAGCGCTTTTTGCGTTCTTCATTTCCTCATATCTTCCCGCTTGATATGCAGATTGCAGATTTGTTCGGAAGATAGTATCTTTTCGCCAAGCTGAGCCATCGTCTCTTTGTTGGTAACCTTTTTGTTGTAAAACTACATCGATTTGTTTTTTCCAATCATTATAAGTCATTCCTGCGTCAAGTGCTTTTACGAGGGCATCTTTTATTGCAATCAGAACATCAGCTTTTGTAACCTTTGCAACAGTGAATGCGTGCTGTTGTATTGCTTTCAATTGTTCTCGCCAATTCCAAGTAATTTTGTAGCCCATTGATTCGAGGTATTTCACTGCCTTATCCGGTGAAAGTGTGAACAAGGTTTGCAATGAAATCGTAACTCTTTGTTTCTTAGCCATTGGTGTTCCCCAACTCTTGTTGCACAGAAATTCTACCAATCAAATATGCTGCGAAAAGTCGATTTGTTAGTTCTTGTTCAAGTTGCTTTGTCGGTATATCAGGGAATAAATCGAATATTTTTTTAATTGCGGAATCGAAATCATCTTGTTTCTCTAAAAAATCTTTAACCTTGTTTATGATAACATCGAGACCCGTTTGGTCTGATACAGAACTTTCAACTTCCGAATCAATTACTTGTTGGTCTTTGGGAATATCATTTTCTGCGAATAGTTGGTTTGGTGAATTAGCGTTTCCTTGCGAAGAACTATCGAGGATTTTGAACTCGTTCTTTTGGAGCCCCAATCTTCTAACAATGAAAGGTTCCAGAACCTGTATGCCTGCATCTTTGAGTGTTTTAATCGTTTCAGCTAGTGGTTTATCAACATCTTCTTCTTTGAAAATAATGAGTTTTGGATATTCGGTTTGTTTGCCGAAATTAAGATCTACAAACCATTTTATTATTTGATTTAAGCCTTTTTCAACAAGCATTCTATCGGATTTGACAATTTCTTCTCTAACAACGAAATGAACCTTTGATGCAGCGTAACTTCCAACATTGCCAAGTTCCGTTGTCAGAGTTTGTGAGAGAATTGCTTTTGAAATTTCTGCATTGCAAAAATCAATGAACTCTTTGTAGATTTGAGCCGAGCTCACAGTATTTGCGTTTAATATTTCAATTGTTTCAGTATTGGAGATTACAGCCGAACCATCCTGGATGAGATTGTCAAGGATTTCGAGGAATTTGTCATAATCCTCAGTGGTAGCGACCGAATCTGTTTTGCCAACGAAATGTGGCATTCCGAATTTCTCAGCGAACTTTGCCCAAAATGTTACAATTGCTTTTTTGAAAACCACTGGCCATAAACATTTAGAAAGAATGGCTTCGCCATAGGGGTTTTCGTATGTAGCTTGATATTGCAGAACAATAAACTTATAAGGAAGCAGAATCTCGTCATTCTTTGTTTCAAAATTCTTGAATCTCGGGATTCCAAGCGGGTCAAAAGAGAACCATTTTTGTGGCTTTCCCTGAACAACTGCTGGAACTATCAATCGAACCCCTGAGATGTAATCGATTTTCCAGACGATTTCCAATACCTGGAATCCAAACAAAGGTGCATTCAACATTTCCGAAATGATTTTATACAGGTCCAGCCGATTAAAAACAAGCTGAGCACTTGTGCTGATAAAATCATTAATCTCTGATGCTGGCTGGATTTCCCAAGTTTGCGAAAGAACGCCTGATTTCCTCGATTGGATGCAGCTTGCAACATGCGGGTCATTGGCAATGTTTTCCAAGGTTGCCTGCCTATCGCCAATGGTTGCAATGGTAAGATTTGGATTTGGTAATGCTGCGAAAAACTTATTGAGCATTTGCTTGTTTTGAGTTGCAATGATTTTGAAAAGATCTTCTTTCATTTTAAAATCCTTTAAATTTATCTTCTTTTGTTCTTGTTCTAACTATTTCAATGTTTGATTTTTTGAGCCAATGTTTGCCACCATAGGTCTGAATTGCATATCGAATTGCGTCCATTGCGTGGTCATCAATTTTGACTGGCTCATCGAGCAGTTTCCCTTCTTTGTTTTCTTTCCAAATATAGCTCTGAATTTCTGTTATGATATTCGTTGAATCTTTTGTTATGTTCCAATCAAATCTTTTACACAAAAGAATTCCCGAATATACCGAGTTAGGACCTTTCACGGCTGGAAGCGCATTGAACCCAGCCCTACGAAGTTCGCTAATCAATGCGGGTTCTTCTGAATCAACTACGATAGGTTTATTCCTAATCAATTGCCGAAATTCCGCATTTATTAGGTTCACCAGTTGGGAATGAGTGTGATGAGTAACGTATAATAATTCTCGAATATACAACTTACCTTCGTGAAATGAAAGATGAACCAGCGCTGATGGGTTATTAAACCCATAATCAAGACCGAATACTTCGTCGCCTCGTTCGTATGGAAACTCGTCAATAGCAGTCCAATCGGGATAGATTAATCCTTTCAAAGCTCCGCCCCAAAGTCCAAGGGTATTGACTTTGTATAAATTCGTATCCTGATATTTTAATGATTCAAGCAAGGCTGCACGGTCTTGCGTGCAAAATCTATTGTCTTTGTAAGTTGTATGCAAAATGGTTGTGTTGGGGCGTGTGGATTTAACCCAATGAAAGTTGCCATCTTCTCGTTCATAGGTATGTTTTGGTGGAAAGAAAAAGGAATTCAGCCAAGATTGTTCTTGTCTCGGGTTGAATGTTATCCATTCGGTTAACCTTTGTGTTCGAGAGGAGCGCAATGTCAGGCTTGTTTCAATAAATGCAGATTCAGATATTTGGTCTGCTTCCTCATACCAAATGGTTGTTGGGTCTTTGATGGATTTAGTATTATCTGGTTGGTCCAATCCTTTGGCAAGCACCTGGTTACCATTGAGTTTGCAAACAATTTGTAATGGATTTATGGTGATATGGAAAACATCGGACAGTTCCCATAATCGAACATAATCGACAATGGTTTGAAATTGTGTTGCTTTGATGTTAGCGTAGTATTTTCTCACCAAAATTCCTCTGAAAAATTCATCTCTGAGAAGTTCGATAATGATTGCTTGAGCCACAAAATCAGATTTCCCGCTATCACGACCGCCGTAGAGAACTTTGTATCGATTGTTATCGTATAGCAAAGGGACATAAACTGGATTAAACAAGTTGATGTCGCTAAAATCATATATCATCGTTCTTATCGTTGGATAAATCATCTTGATTCAAAGAAATTTTCGGCAGAATAATTTTAATAGGTTCACCATCGCTGGTTATGTCTTGTTTGCTTATTTCGTTTGGTTCACCACGAGATTTTCGTTCAATGTCAACAAGTTTGTTAAAGACCTGTGCAGCTGCAACGGATTTGTCGAATAGTTTTTCCAAAGGTAGGCGTTCAAAAGACTCTTCTCCGTTTCGGATTTTCTTTATTAGAGCCTCGGCGGGGCGGATGAGAACTTGTTGGAAGATCATTGATTGCTGAATATGGCGGCGAGCCATTTCTTCAATTTCTTTTTTCATTGCCTCGATTTTAATCTGGTCGAGATAGTCTTCAAAAGCTCGAACCCTTTCCTCCCATCGCCATTTGACCGCAAGATTTTTTATCCAGCCGTAGCCTTTTCCAAGTTGTTCCGCAACTTTAATTCTGGATCGCCGTGGTCCCATATCACGAAAGATAGTAAAAGCCCTG